GATCGAGGCCTCGGGCTTCCTGAGCTCCTGATAGGCAATAATTTTCACCTGGAGCTCCTGGTCCTCCTGGTCCTTGGTTGCCCGGGTGTAGGTTACCGTGCCGTCTTTGATCCCCACCGCGGGGAATTTCACCTGCGAGGGGATTAAACGCTCGTCCTCGGTTATGAATATATCGCTATCCCGGACATAGGTTAGATCCGTCTTGAGCTTGGTTTTAATGGCCGTTAAAAGGTCTTTCATTTACTCCTTCCCCGGTCATAGGAGCATGGGCATGTCTTTTTTTATCAAGCAGCCATTTGCGTGGAGCATGGGCATGTCTTTTTTTTGCCATGCCCCAGCATAGCCCGGATGACTGGGCCCGCCCGCCTCGCCTTGCTTGCATGGCGGGCAGGCGTTTCAAAAATGGCTTATTTCCGACAAAGCCTTAGCCCTAAGGATCCTGACTACATAAGCCATTTTGAATCGGCCAACGATGAACCCCTGTTTAGGGGCATGTGTCAAAAAAAAAGACATGCCCATGCTCCTTTCATTTCGTTACATGATCCTCAAATATCCTCCGAAACACCCGCCAATCCTCGTCCTGGATCACCAGAAACTCCCTGGCCGGGATCTGCGTGGCAGGGATCCTCACCCTTTTGGCGAACCGCACATTTCCCGATGCATCGATCCACCGCAATGCCTTTGCCCGCCTGGGGAGCACGGTCCTGGCCGGAATGGTGCCGCCCAGGTCATGGATCGGGCCATATTTCACGTTGGTGCCCCACGAAACGCTCCTGGCCTTGGGCTCCATCGTGATAGAGCGCATAAGCCGGGCCGTGTCGATCAATGTCTTGCCGCCGCTGAGCTTTGCCCGTCTGCTGGGCTTCCAGCGCACCGGCCGGCCCCCGGCCTTGAACGTCTTGGAAATCGAGCGCAGCCCCACCAGGCCGCATTCCCGCAAGGGCTTGCTCAGATCTTTGAACCTGCCCAGGGTCCCGCCCATGAGTTTCCGGAAGTCCCGGTCATGCCATGTGAGCCTGATCCCGATCATGTTTCCCCGGATCCCCTGTTAATAGTTGTCCAGCGTGCCGGAGGAGCTGTCAGAACTCCTTCCTCTGGTAAATACCCGGTCGCTCTTGACGGTGGTGGCCTCGGGGCCGGAGTCGTCATCCTCTGCCGGGGCGTCCGCCCCCAGGGTGGCCTTGCCCGCGGATACGTCGCGCAAAAACCGGATTGCGTCTTTATAGCGGTTTTCCCGGTCTTCGGGCACGCCCTTGCGCCGGACATAGAGGTTGTAGATAGCGATATCCACGGAGATCTTGCGCACCATGACCGGCACCGAAGCAAAGGGCACCTCGTAGCGGGCCCCGCAATAGGAATCGATCTCCGCGTCCGCGTCGGCGATGGCGCGGGTTACGATATCCGCATCGATCGCGCCGGCATCGGCGTCATCCGTGAGCTGAATAAGGATATCCTCATCCAGCTGGTTCAGCAGATCGGATTGAGCACAGTAGGCCATTTTCAATTACCAATTTAGCGCTGCTCTAGCAACGCGATCAGGTCCGCCTTTCGGGCCTTCCTGGGCACCTCGATGCCCTGTTCCTCGCATTGCGCGATGAGCTCGGCCACGGTCATATCCTCCGGCGCGGGCCCGCCCGCCTCGCCTTGCGGACTCGCATGGCGGGCAGGTGCGGCCGGCTCCGCTTGCGTTGTCTCTCCGGTTTTCGCGTCCGCGCTCTCGTCGCCCGGCATACGCTCCCACTGGTTGCGTTTGCTCGTGGCGAGAAGCTCTTCTGCAAACCCGTCCGGATAGGGCTTGACCTGGTCTTTATTATGCCGGCCGTAGGTGCCCACGTTGACCCAGGCCCCCGGCCCCAGATACTTCACCTGCATGGCGATACCTCCCCTCTGGAATTTTCAATTGCCAATTGTCAATTTTCAATTGAAAATTGATTATGTGGCATAGGTATCCTTCCACAGGTACCCGCAATCTGCCGAGACCTGTACGATGTCGGTCTCTTCGGCCACCTCGTACACATCCTGGTGCTCGGCTGCCTCCCGCCAGGTGGAAGTGCGTCTGGGCTGGCCGTTCTCATAAGCGATGCGCACCTGCACGCCCGCGCTGGGCATTTTGAGGCCCAGGCGTTTGGGCCGGTAGAATAAAAGGCCCATGCCCTTGCCGGCATTCACCTCCCAGATGTTGGCCGCGGTAAAATCATCGCCGGCGGCCGTCTCTTCGGCCGTGCTCTTGATGGCAGTACCCACCAGCACCTCTTCGAGCTCCAGGAGCGATGCCAGGAGATCCGTGCCGAATACGCCCCGCTGGGTATACTTGATCTTATCCAGGACCTCGCTCACCTCTTTCAGCCCTAGATACGTGGCATAATCGATCAGGAGCACGTTGGCGATGACCCCGCACTCCTTGATCTTCTTCTTCCCGGTGGCGATATCGGCGAAAAAGGTGTTGCCGCTTGAGGCCACCCAGAGGCCTTCCGCATCCTCGCCGCCGGCAGCGCCGTCTGCCCAGGTGCCGCCGGTAATCAGCTCTGCCACCCGGATCTCTTTTTTAAGATCCACCTTATCAGCCGCGAACTCGATGGCGTCCTGATCCGGCTTGAGCTCCGGTGCGCCTTGGGAGGCCACGAACCGGCGATCCTCATCGGTGACCTCCTTGGCAAAGGCATACTCCGCCGTTGCTATGGAGACCGTGGTAATCGGATAGCCGCCCCGCCTGGCCCGGGTGCCTGCGGCCCGGATACCCGCCTCGTCGCGGAACCAGGCCCCTTTCTGGTATTTGGTGATCTTCGCCTTCGGATCGGCCCCGTCAAGGATGGGGAAGACCCGGTCGGCGATGTAGTCGGTGTTGCGATACGCGACGGATACCCCGGCCAGGGGGCCCGCTATAATCGCTTCTTTGATGTTCGGTTGTGGCATGATGTGCCTCCTTTTTAATTGATTATTTTCGATTGACCATTGACAATTGAAAATCTTCAATCGTCAATTGACAATTCTTATTAATGGACCACCGTTCCAAGGCTGTAGCAATCATATGTTGCAGCCCCTGTCATAATGAGCAGAAAGCGCTTTGAATTGTTCTGGGCGACGGTCATGGTGCCCTTGTCGGTGCCTCCGGTGCCGGAAGCTACGGTAATCGTATGCGCTCCTCCAGCCGAGTTCTTGACCGTGAACTCGATGGCGTTGCCCACACCTGCCTGATTGAGCGCCGCTGCCATTAATGTTCCTGTCGGCAGGGTATAGGTTGCGGCTCCTGTTGGCGTGCCGTCGATAAAACCGCCCAAAAGCTCGGCCGCGGTCAGGGTGACCGTGGCGGTTTTTGCCGTGACCGTCATCTGGCTGACCCTGCCGCCCTTGTTTCGCGCCAAGGGGCTGAAGAGGACCACGGAGCAGAGATCATCCTCCGCGCCTGCCGCCTCTACTACCATGCCGCGGGCCGTATCCCACCAGGTGCCGGCGTCATCGGCCTTGCCCGCGTCTGCCGCTCCAACGTACTCGGGCTTTACGAATGTGCCCACCGTGAGGGCGCCGTTTGCTACGCATTTCGATTTCCCCACGATCATCACCTCCGCCGCCTCGCCGCTCTCGGGGGCGTTCTGGAGGATGCCGATCGCTACTTCATCTTCTGTGTCCGGCCGCCTGACCTTGCCGCTGCTATTGAGGACCACAAAATGATATTGATCATCGCTCAGGTCCTCGGCGGCCTCAAAGCTCTCGCGCCATATTGCTTGTTCCGTTGCCATTGTCTTGTACCTCCTTACGGTTGTTACCTGTTACGGATTGATTTCTGCCCGGTATTCCTTGACCAGGTCCGGATGCTCCCGCTGCACCTGCTCGAAGGCCGCGCTATAAGAGAGCTCTTTGTTCTCCTTGATCTTCTCCCTGGTCAGGATATCCAGCTTTTGTGCCGCATTGCCGGTGTCCACGTTCTTATCCCGCGAGGCGACCTCCTTGAAATCGATCACCTTGGGGAGCTCGCCCAGGAAGGCCTTGAACCAGTCCAGACGCGACAGCTTGGTTTCTGCCGCGAACTCGACGACCTCCTCGCCGTCCAGTGAGAGCATGAACTCCTGGAGCCCTA